TGCATCAGTTTCTTCTGTTGTTGCTTGTGGAAAATTAACAGCAATATAATCAGCAATCAATGTATTTTGATATTCTGGATCACGCACATTTCCGATTGTGAATGATGATGTAGCATTAGAAGCTACTGAATTTGTGTTGCGTTGAATTGTTATGTCTTGAACATCGTATTTTTTGCGAACAGCTGCAATAAATTTTTTCATGTCAGCTGCAGATGTATCATGAAATTTTATGCGGATTCTGGGTTTATTTGGAATACGATGTGGAGCTTTAATAACAGTGTTGCCTTCAACTTCTAAAGTTACATATCCGTAATCATTTGCAATTTCTACAAATTCTGCAGCACGATCTGGCAAGTCCCAAACAAGAATTCCATGATCCAATGCTTCACCATGATTTTGTTGAATAAGTGAACCTGGATATGCAATAGTTTTGGCTTCATTTAAATATTGAGCTGGCTTATGTATATCGCCTAACAACACTATGTCATGTCCTTCAAACAAATCAACGCCTACATGCTCATTTGATATTTGATATCCAATATCTGTTTTTGCTGAGTTAACAGCTCCGTGATGCAACGCAATTTTATATGCTGCATCAAATTGATTGGCTCGTATATATTCAGACGGTGGCACATCAACAGCCATGTGATTGAAAACCACACTGCCAATTTCATACAATCCATTTTCTTTGATGAATATAATGTTAGGATTTTTAACCACATTAATGATAGGACTAATTGCATCCGTACGGTGCATGTTGTTCAAATTCATGTCATGATTTCCTAGTATTACTATGGTTGGAATTGTAAATCCGTCAAAAAATTCAACAAGCATTTCAATTAGTTCTGGAGACATATCTAGTTTGCTATGCACAATATCACCAGTAACTACAGCAATACTTTGTCTGGTACTGTTGCATGCAATATAGTCAAACATGTTTTGAAATACTTCTCGATATTCTCGATGCCGTTTCAATGTTCGAATATGAATATCAGATACATGGAATATTTTATTGATAATTTCTATTCCAACATCGATTTGTTTTATGTCCATATCATTCCCATTTTAAGTTGCATTAACCGTTCAAATGTTAATACATCGGTATTTTCTATTATTTTGTTAATACGTTGAAATCCTAATTCAGATGCATCAGCATCTTGCAATTCAACAAAATATACATTTAATCCTTCAGCCATAAATCGTTCTGCAATATTAATTGCATTTTTTAAAGCATCTGCATCTAAACATATATAAATGTTTCTTACCCGCTGTTCAATAATTTTTTTTTGCAATGCAGGTTGTATTATTTTTCCAAACAACGGTATTGCATTGCGTTTTATTGCAATTGCATCAAAAGAACCTTCGCAAAGTATGATTGGTTGTGACCAATTAATAAAAAGATCAAAACCAATGATGTCTTTGGATATTTTTGGATTCTTATGTTTTTGTGTGTCTGATTTATAGAATGCTCGGCTTACAAAATAATTTAATTGGCCAGCTGCATCATAACTTGGAATAATTATTTTGCCAGAATATTCACCAGATTCACAATATCCAATTCGATACTTGATGATATCAAATATTGTTACTCCACGTCTTTTTAAATAGTGAATTGCATTTCGATAATCCGGAGTAGTTTTTGGAATCCATAACGGTTTATATTCTGCCGGCAATTGTATTACATCTTGTTTAACTACCACTTTATCTGTAACACGATATCTAGCAGATTCAATGATTTTATTTAGTTGTTCAAAACGTTCTTTAGGAAGATTTAGTTGTTTGAATAAACTAGAAATTGACCGGCCTTTTTTATCAGATATCCAACAATGCCAAGCGTTTTCACCATCACTCGTTGTATTAATATCAATTTCTAATTTAGGTTTGTAATGGGAAACAAATGGAGAAAAAAATGCAATGTTATTACCAGATGTAGGTTTACCTTTACCTAATACTGATTCTAATAACTGTAATAACTTTACATGTTTCATTAATTATAATATAATAAATAACTAGTATTTATCCTAATTATATTAAATATATTATTAATAATATTAGTTAGACACATACATTGCATTCCTGGTCTAACGATCAATTCAATTCTGAATTAATCTATTAATTAAATAAATTTCATTAATATTCAAGAATATATTATTTTTATTTCACAAAACAAACCATTACGTGAAAAAAGTTTTAATTGTTTTTGGGGTTTCGCCTGTTTTTAAACATTCCGTTAACCATTCTGCGGGAATATCTCGTTTAGCAACATGTTTAATACCTAACTTAGCAGCATAAGATTCATATGTAGTTTTGCTACCTTTTGATATTTTTTGAGTAGGAGATTGAAATACCATGCGTATATCTATACCGGGATTGGATGCTAGCACATGTTTCATTTTTAATCGATCGGCACTAGTCCAACGTCCTTTTGTTTCGATATACATTAATTCACCATTCTTTTTTGTAAACACAAAATCTGGTGTATATTTTGCTTTGCGTTCCGGTACTATGTAATTTAAGATTTCTGTTTCGTAATTCAAAGGATAATCTGTAGTTTTTATATGTTCTGCTACAGTTAATTCTAATCCAGATTTATAACCGTATTTATATGCAGCAGCTCGTTTTGAGTTACCGGCACTATGATAATGATTTTTTTTCATAACATGTTGATTAAATGTTTTATAAATAAGTCCAAGGATATTTAACTATTTTAGTACTCCACTCGTTGTTCGTAGGATTAAATTTATAATATGTTACTTTTATTATTGGATTTTCTTCATTTAATATTGCTTTAATTATTTGATTAAATACGTGTCGTATAGTTTTTATATTTTTTTTATCATTTTCCCAACATATTTTTTCCCATTTATTTAAATTATAACCAAGTTTATCACCTTCTAATTCACCTATATTAATTTTTGTCAGAACAGCTTTAACATATTGAGCAGCTCCTTCTTCGTCTTCAGTATATTTATCTTTAAATTCATCAAAGTAGTCTTGTGGACTTTTAACAAACATATCATACATTCCATGACGAAGAAGTTGCAGTTTTTTATGTATATCTAATTTAGTTTTATATTGTTTTATTAGTACGTCTGGATTAACATCGGTTGAATCTGGAAGCACAGAAACATGTACATGATCATAATGATCTGTTACTTGCCAGATATATGATTTTTTATTTTTTCCTTCTGCTGCAACGTAACCTAGATTTTTTAATTCGTTAACAAATTTGTCACCAGCTGCTTTAAATACACTACGATCATCTCTATAACTTACATCATATATCACAGATATGTCTACTGCATTATATGAATAATGTCTAGATATTGAACCTGTACTTGTATGTTTTTTATGACCTTGTCGGACATAACTAATTTGTACATTTACGCCGGCAGCTTCTGCTGCTCTTTTTATGTCTTTTTTTAAATTTTGATCTAGTAGATTTCGATCCAATTTTGTTCTAGGAGCATATGAAACATTTCCTGGTTGTCGAGGTAATTCAATATTAACCGGTTCGTCTTTTGGTTTAATTGATTTTTTAACATCAGTATTTTTATCTACTACTTTAACATCTGTTTGTTGAGGTTCATCTGATTTTACAGTAACATCTATTTTACGTTTATCTCGTAAACGTTTTAAACGTTCTGCTGCCGTTTCTTCTTGTTCGGTTATATTAAGTAATTCCATAATTTATATTCTATCTCTTTGGTGTTGGAATATCTTGATGGTATTTAGAAATCCATTTACGTACCGGCTCTGTAATTTTATTATCTACATCTGCATCTTTCTCCGTAAATCCAGGTACCTGAAAATACACATATAACATACCATTTAAACATTGAACTAATTTACTCATTTCAGAATCCCAGTTATCTGTTACCGGAGATTGAATAAATTTATTTATTAAATCAAAGTCCTTTGGGTCTGGAAACTCTTCTGATTTAAATTCTTTTAAAAATTGCGTAAATAATTCTCGCATTTCAGATTTTACTGCTAAAATATGAATATTTTCTGAAACCGGATATATAGCTCCTACATATGCTTGATATGGAACACGTTGTCCTGAAATAAATCTATATAAAAAATTTGGAGTAGTTCCTTCAGCTTTCCATACAATACCATCCCATACGGAATTTTCTTTAAACGTACCTCGATAAAATATTTTTGTTTCGGTATTTTCTAATTGACCTTCCGTACCATATGATACTGATGCCATTTGTCCATTTTGAACTGGTCCTGAATATCTATAACGTATTAAATCTGCTATATTATCGTCAATAAAATTTTTTAATTTTACTGGAAAATTTTCTGCTTTTCCGTCTTTTAAGTCTACTGCTCGAATTGATGTTGTAACATCTGTTAATGCATTTGTGTTATTAGTATCATCATTATTTTTTAATACTGGCGACACTTTAACAAATTCAGAAGTAGC